AATATTGTTCATCCTTGCAAAGCAAAACACACACCAACAAGTATTTTGCTTTTGACAATCCTAAACTATCAATGATAACTGGTGGGGCATGGGAACTTGATGTTTATCCTCACCTGCCTTATAAATATAAACCAAAAGATATTATGTTCACCTATTTTATTGACTTTAACGATGCACTATTCCAATGTGAGATTATAGGAAAGAACGACACCTACTTTACATACATACATCTTAAAACCAGTGACTTAAAAGATCCTGATAACGACCTAATTTTTTCCCTTTACTATAATGCTGGCATGAACTATAATCGCAGTATATACAAACCAATAAACAAACTCCAGGAACGAGTATTATGGTTCTTTAAAACTGACCGAGTATTTTACCAGGATAACAACGTAGGCGATGCAATCAGCAACTTTTTAAAAATATGCGAAAGACAATAGGAGCTTAAAAAATGTATGATTATAAATTGAAAGATCAAAACTTGATCCAGTACAATAACTATATGCTGGTAAAAACTTTAACCATGTTTGAATACATAAATCTACCACCAACAATTCCGGCGGTTGAACTTGAAAAATTACTCCAAAAACACGGTTACGCTTTTATAACCGAAGTAGACGGGGACCTGTATGCCTTTCATGGTGGTATGGGAGGGGTTCCAGATCCTTACAACAATCCAACAACTATAACCATTTCAAACCCTGCCCTTAATTTCAACAAAACTTTATCTTTAAAAGATGATGGGGTTTTAATCAGAAACGATGACCTTAAACTCGGGTTGATTCCATTATACAGCAAATATCATACAATGATGATTGAAAACGATATCAACATCCTAATGGTTGGTTACAACTCCCGGATGAATACTTTAATATCCGCAGGAGACGACAAAACAAAACAATCAGCCGAAACATTTCTAAATAAAATAGTTTCAGGCGATATGGGGATCATAGCAGACTCCGCTTTATTTGAAGGTATTAAAGTTCACAACTCGGCGACCGGATCAAACAACACCTTAACCAACTTAATTGAGCTACAGCAATACTTGAAAGGAGGTTTGCATAATGAGATTGGTTTAAAATCTAACTTTAATATGAAAAGTGAGCGACTAACAACGGGTGAGATAGAAGCCGTGGATGATGAACTTCACCCCTTCATAAATAACATGATGAAAAACCGCAAGGAGGCAATCAACTTAATAAACGAAAAATACAACCTAAAAATCAGCATTGATTATGATTCCATATGGGATAAAAAGAACCATGACCTTAAATCAGAAATTCCAGGAGGTGAGAAATTAACACAACACAACGTGAATTTATCAAACAGGTCGCCATTGAACTTGGAGGAAAAATCATTGAGTTCCTCTACAGAAAATTCCAGCAATATTTCAGACAAACAAGACCTTCAGACAAAGAAACAAAACTTAAATAACCTGCCTGATTCTGGTGCAGAGGCGGGCGACCTATCAGAGGTTGATGATGGAAGGGGCGTGGATGAGGATGGTAGGGGCGTGGACGGGGCGACCCAGGAGATTGGACAGGAGGATGAGATCCCTGGACAGGAGGATGAGATCCCGGAACAGAAGGATGAGATCCCTGGACAGGAGGATGAGATCCAGAAACAGGAGATCCAGGAACAGGAGGATGAGATCCCGGGACAGGAGGATGAGATCCAGGACCAGGAGATCCAGGACCAGGAGGATGAGATCCAGGAACAGATGGATAAAGACCGAGAGACAGCGGAGCTTGTGGATTATGTGATTGGTGATGTAATTGATAACATTTTAAACAGTGTTGAAAGGGATAAGGGGGATGAGTAATGGTAATGTTGCACGAGTTTTTAGATGGTAAGGATCTTTTTTCGGCCATTGCAGAGGTAGAACCTTTCCCTTTCCTTTATGTGCCTGGTGATGCTGTTCTGCTGTCAGAAGATAACGAGATCCTTAATATCATTTTAAACATTGATTATGGTAAGAGGTTGCTTTTTAGTGGTTTTGAGGATCTTACTATGAAGCAAATCGCACAAATTTTAGTTAAGAAGTTTAAGACTGTTTGGTATGTTTATATACAAATGGAGCTTAATTCTACTAAAGAAGGGGTTACCAGGGAGGTTATAAAAAATGATGACGGTATTGAAACAAGGACAGGAGAGGGGGAAAATGTTAATAAAGTTTCAAGCTACAATTCTGATATTTTCGTCAATAATGATGGAAGTAATAACACGAGTAATGACAGCCTAACATTTGATCGGAATAGTTCGGTTAAAAATGTGGTTGTGGACGTTAAAAAACAATACGAATACTTGTCTTTACTTTCAAAAGATGTTATCTTAAACAATATTATGCAAGATGTGGGCCGTTCACTGACTTTAAACATTTATTAGAGGATAAAAAAGATGAAAATTACACAAATTTATGAACTGGTTAACGATGCGACTAAGGGCATCCTGGGAGAAACCGAAGTAATTCAGGAGGATCTTTCAAACGTAGTGGATGTGGGCGTGGCTATTGTCAATAGTGATAACCTTGATAATTATGTCAAAAAGTTGGTTAATCACATTGGAAAGGTTATTTTTCAGGAAAGATTATATGCAGGCGGGGTTCCGTCTGTCCTAATGGATGCGTGGGAGTATGGAAGCATCCTTGAGAAGGTTACAGCGGAACTACCAGATGCGACGGAAAGTGATTCTTGGAAGTTGACCAACGGGGTTGACTATTCCCCCGATGTTTTTTATCAGCCGACCGTTTCAGCTAAATTTTTTAACTCAAAAACCACTTTTGAGATCCCTTTAAGTTTTACCGAAATGCAGGTGAAAGAAAGCTTCAGCAACGCAAACCAGTTAAACGGGTTCCTGTCTATGTTGACTACCAGTGTCAACAACTCCATGACTGTTAAGATGGATGCTTTGATTATGCGAACCATTGCCAATATGATCGGGGAAACGGTTTATAATGGTTTGACCACTTGTGAGGGAGACCCCGAAGTCTGCACAACGGATCTGACTGGAACGAGTGTCAAGGCTATCAATTTACTTAACCTTTATAATGACAAATATGCAACAACTTTAGCAGCCGATGCCGCCTTGACCGATGCTGGATTTATCAGGTTCTCCACTTACACCATGGGGCTGTATGTCGACCGGATGGCAAGAATAAGCACGTTGTTTAATGTAGGGGGCAAGGAAAGGTTCACGCCAAAGGATTTACAGCACGTTGTTCTGCTTAGTGATTTTGCCAAAGCAAGCGACACGTTCCTGCTGAGCGATGCCTTTAATTCTGATAAGGTAACACTGCCAAAGCATGAAACAGTTCCCTACTGGCAAGGATGTGGTACAACGTATGATTTTGACAGCGTTTCTACCGTCAATATCAAAACTTCCGTTGGTAATGTGATTGAGGTTCCTGGGGTTCTTGGAGTTATTTTTGATCGGGATGCCCTGGGGGTTACAAACCTTGATAATCGGGTTACTACCAACTACAATCCAAAGGCTGAATTTTACACCAACTTTTATAAGTTCGACGCTGGTTATTATAACGACCTTGACGAGAACTTTATTGTGTTCTTTGTTGGATAGTAAAAACAAACTTCCCTGGATTTATTAAATTAGATCCAGGGTATTTTTTATGGAGGTGCCTATGCTTTTAAAAATGTATAAGGTCGATGATGGGGATAATGTTATCAATAAAAGTTTGGTAGATCCTGCCATTTTTGAAATTGTTTTAAAAAACGATTTTAACATTGTAAACCCAACTTTATTAATTTCAAATTTTGCGGGGTTCGATGTCAGGAAATTTAATTACTGTACCCTGGAAGAGTTAAACCGTTGTTATTTTATAGACGGAATAACTATGATGAATGGTTCTGTTTTTAGGCTTGAGTGTAGTTGTGATGTTCTTGAGAGTTTTAAGGCTGGTATTTTAGGGAGCACCGCAAGGTTTATGAGGAATATTAGGACTGGCGATTATTTCAATGCTCAAATTTCAACCAGCATAAATAAGACCGTTTCGGTTTATGAAAGTGATAAAAGTTTCACCGGACTGCCAACAATGGTTCTCACAACAATAGGAGTTTAAAATGGCTTTGTCGATAGACCAAAATCTTTTGGATGTTTTGTCTACTGCTCATGTGACCATGACCGTGGACGATGTCGCCATTGATTTGACTTTAGGTAACGGTAAAACAGATATTTTGGATGGTGAGGTTGTAGTTTTAACTGCTGATACTGGTTATGAATTTTACACCGGGGCTACAGGTGAGGTTTTAACATTTTTTGAGGGTTCTGACTGGGACCCTGACGCCATGGCTTATGTTTCTTTTTATCTGAATTTTACTATTGATACGGAAGATGTGACCAAAACCTCTTTGACGTTTGATGATAGAAGTTATGAGTCTTTAACCGTTGCCACCAGAGAAGGTGCGGTTGCAACTCCTGATTATGTTATTACAGCGACCGACATGCAGGAATTATTCGGAAGCGGATCTGTATTAGAAATCAATGACGTTGTTGCAGAGGTTGGTTCTAATATTTTTATAGGTGATTCTTTGGTTTTGTCCGCCGGGGTTGGCTATGAATTTTATTTACAGCCAGGAGTTTCAGAGGAAACAAGCGTTTATTTTCATTATCAAGGTGGGGTTGATGAAATGTACGCAGAATTTTACGGAATTTTTACTATAAGTGAAGATAAAAAAACCGCAAGTTTCACGTTCGCAGATCCCACAGATTTTAATGGAGATCCAGTTGCTTATAAATGGCAAGAAATTATAGTTCTTGCAAACCAGACAACAGAGGTTGTAGGGAGCAATAAAGTTTTTGTTATTTCAGAGGATGCGTGGGACTCTTTAAATGTAGCACGTTTTAAAACAGAGGGTGATGGTGAGACG